ATAAACAATAACGGCGGGTTGGCAATGTACATGGGGGAATTAAACGAGTTTTTCAAGGGTTGGAAAGGTTCCCGCATTATTGCCCGGTTTATTGTAGCGTCCCCCGGTTCGTCCGAGGCTTTGAAAGGGTATTATTTCAACTATGTTGTACCGACGTTTAAGCACGCAATTTGGGAGGCGGGCGAACGTCTTACGGAGGAACAAACAGAACGCCGATTGCGTGAGTTGTCCCCGGTTATGTATGAGCAAACCCCGGATATTAACACCGGGAAATATGAAACCAGATTGCGTACAATTGCAGAGTTAAGCAATGCTGAATTAATAGAACATATCGAATTTTTAAAACAACTTGCAAGTGAAGAATATTATTTGTATATTGCAGACCCAAATGAAATTTGATTATGGAAAATGAAATATGGAAAGAAATACCCGGATATGAAGGGTTGTATGAGGTTAGTAATTACGGGCAAATTAGGTCTATTAAAAGATTAGAAAAATGCGGTAATAAAACAAGAATACGAAAAGAACGTATTTTGAAACAATCATTAAGGCGTGGTTATTTGTTTGTATCATTATGTAAAAATGGGGAAAAAGAAAATGTTGTAATACATAGAATTGTAGCATTATTATTTATTCCTAACCCAAATAATATGCCGGAAGTAGACCATATTGATGGTAATAAAATTAATAATAAAGTCAGTAATTTACGATGGGTAACAGCAAAACAAAATAGCAATAATTTAAAAGCCCCCAATACGTATATTGGTAAAAAACTAAATAAAGGAGGCAAGGCAGTTTTGCAATTTGATTTATCGGGTAACTTTATAAAAGAATGGGTTACAGCAATGGAAGTTGAAAGAAGTTTAGGTTTTAGACGTAGTTCTATAAGTAATTGTTGTAATGGCGTTTTGAAAACAGCATTTGGTTTTAAATGGAAATATAAATGATATGTTTTGCAAGTGTAACGGAAAGCGGAAAAATTATCCGTTGGCGGGTTGGCGGATTATCCGCCACGAATACACGCCAAAGCATTACAGCCGGATAAAGTGTTTGCGGTGCGGGTGCGTTTGGATTACACGGGCAAAATATGTTGAACAAACCCCCAACGAGGACGGGCAAAAAAGACTTTTTTAGTATGGAATTAAACGACAAATCCCCGATGCCACAAGGTAAATTTAAGGGGCAACCGATGGAAAACGTACCGTATTGGCATTTGCTTTGGTTGGACGGAAAACCGTTTTGTAACCGGGACGTCCAAAAGTATATAGACGAAAACCGGGACGTTTTGGAATTGGAAAAAAAGCGGGATAAATACCGCAATGAGAGCGAAAACAGTAATTAACGATTTAATATTTAAGGTTATGCAAAAAATTGATTTGAAAGATGTTTGTTTCTTTGATTGTGAAACAACCGGGGTTCCGGCAAAGGGTTTGAAATGGGATGCGGATTTTGAGCAATTCCCGCACGTCGTCCAATTGGCGTGGTCGTTGGGCGATAAGGAAAAAAGTTATATTATCAAACCCGATAATTACGAGATACCCCCGGAAACAACCGCAATTCATGGTATAACAACCGAACGGGCAATTGCCGAGGGCGTGCCGTTTGCCGAGGTTGTGGACGAATTTTTAGCGGATGCCAACGCCGCCCCGCTTGTATGTGCGCACAACATTTACTTTGATAGTTCAATGTTAAAAGCAAACGTTTTGCGCTATTGTGGACGGGAATATTACGACGCATATGTTGAGGACGCATTACATAAGGGTAAACGCATTGATACAATGATGAAAACAATTAAGTTTGTCGGCGCATTGTATTCAAACGGGCGACCGGGAAAATATCCCAAATTAGAGGAATTATATAGTAAGTTATTCCCCGGCGAAACATTCCCAGCGCATGACGCATTAGAGGACATAAGGGCGTTGCGCCGTTGCGTCCCGGAATTGGTTAATTTGGGGATTATTGAGTTAGCGCAAAAGGAATACCCGGCGGAACAACTCAAAGCCCAATTTGAGCCGGAAAAGCCCAAAGGCGGGCGCAATATTGAGTTCCACGACCCCAACCCGGTAACGGAACCAATCGGAACCGGGGAACCCGTCCCGGAACCAACCCCGGAACCGGAACGTCCGGCGGTTCCGTCGAATAGTAAGACACAGGAATTATTGGACGAAACAGAATTTTAAGTTATAAAACCGTTCCGGACGTATTTCCGGTAACAATCAAATAATTAAAAAATGAGTGAAGAAAAAAAAGCCGCAAACGTTATGTTGATACCAAGCGAAAAGGCGTTTGCATTGTCGAAAGTCAAGACATTAAAGGACGGCGGGTTAGACGTACATTATGAAGTTACCGAAACAATCGGTAATGAGAGTTACACGAACAAATACCACGTCGAAAGTGCAAAGGACATACACCCGGATTTGCGGGATTGTTTCGACCGTTTGCGCCCAATCATGGGACGGATTTTTAATATTACGTCCTTTCTTTCAATGGTTGAAACGTCCGATTTCAAGGCAACCAAAAAGCAAAGCGAGTTATCACGGGATTTTGCCGACGAAATGTTGAAAAACATAGAGGTTCGGGGCGTGTCCTTTTCCGGTCAAGACGATAACGTAGGGGTTGTTTTAACCGGGTTATTTACCGTGTCAAACAATCAAAAAACCGCTATCAATTCCCCTCGACTTAAATTCAATACGGAAACGTTCGGGTTTGAGGAAGAATTAGAAGAAATTGCCGCCGACATTGAAACCGAGGTTTACGCCTTTCTTTTCAAGGGTAAAAAGGCGCAATTGGAGTTGTTCGGGGCTGATGGCGAACCCGCACCGGGTTTGAGTGCCGAAAAGGTAGAGGACAACGGATTGTTCCCGAACGTTGACGACCCGGCGGACGAAAACGAGGAAAACGACGAAACCGGGGATATGTAAGGCAATGGAACCGTATTTGCTAACAGACCGGGACGAATACCAATATTGTATCAATCGGGGGTATAATCCCCTGATTGATATTAAACACTTTACAATGGATATTCGTTTGAGGGTTGAGATACAACGGGAATTGTTCGGGCATTGTATTACGGGACGGGGCGCAAATATCATGGCGGCAAATGAACGCTTTTTTCGTTGGGTTTGGGAGCATAAGCCACACCGATGCGAGGAATGTTTAAAGCCGTTACGGAATTATTCCGCCGTTTATTGTTCGCATATATTGACCCGTGGAGCGTTTCCCGAAATGGCGCATGATGCAAGAAATATAAATATACTATGTTTTGAACATCATTCATGTTGGGAGAATGGGGATAAAACGAAAATGCGTATATATTCCGGCAATATGATAATGATTGAATTAATGAAAAATGAGTATGCAAATTTGGAAAGATATTGAGGATTACAAAGGACATTATCAAATTTCTAATTATGGCAATGTTCGTTCCTTAAAAAAGGATGCGTTTCTAATGAAAGGCGGATATTTGAAAGGATATAAAATAATTAGTTTATGGAAAAATGGAACCGGGAAAATGTTCCGTGTTCATAGATTAGTTGCGGCGGCTTTCATTCCGAACCCGGACAACAAACCATGTATCGACCATATCGACGGCGACCGAGCCAATAACCATGCAGATAATTTGCGTTGGGTTACGGTTAAAGAAAATCAGAATAACCCAATAACAAAATCTAAATGGATTGGAAAAAAAGCGAAACCGCACCACGAAAAAGCGGTTGAGCAAATAAAAAACGGTATTGTTGTAAATGTATTTGTTAGCATACAAGAAGCCGCCCGAAAAGGCAATTTTTCGGCAACGGCAATTTGTAAGGTATGTAAAGGGAAAGGAAATTTGCATAAGGGTTATAAATGGAGATATAAAAAATGAGAACCAAAAAGAGGCAACCCGATTACGGGGCAATTTCCCGGTCGTCAATCAAAAAAGACTTTCAGAGAGTACAAAGATACCCCGCCGAGGAAAAACGCCCGCAAATCGAAGAATTGCCAAAAATAAACGCCGAACGTCGTATTATCCATATGTCAGAAACGAGCGCATACGCCAAGTTTGCCCGGTGCATTGTTGGTAAATTGGTACGACTGAAAGAAAAAGCGAACGTTGGCGGCAATTCGTGGTATTGCGAGTTTGTGCATGACGACGACCGGAAAGCCTTAAACATGGCGGCGGGTTGGTCTGATAATAAGAAATTGTATTTGTTGGATGGTGTTAAATTCAAATAGTTATGAGTGTAAACAAAGTTACTTTATTAGGACATACCGGGAAAGCCCCGGATTTTAAGGAGTTCGACAACGGCGGTTGTGTTGCGACCTTTTCGTTGGCAACCACGAAACGAGCGTTTACGACAAAGGACGGGCGGCAAATCCCGGAGCGTACCGAGTGGCACAACATTGTATTGCAAAACGGGTTGGCAAAGGTCGCCAATCAGTACGTCAAAAAGGGCGATAAACTTTATATTGAGGGGGAATTAAGAACCCGGAGTTATGACGATGCGCAAGGCGTGAAACGATATGTTACCGAGATTGTCGCAACCGATATGGAAATGTTGGCGCCAAAAGGAACCGGAGCCGGAACGCAAGTCCCGCCGCCGCCTATGCCGGATGCACCCGCCCCCAACGGAACCGGCGATTTACCGTTTTAATCTATGAGTATGGGAGCGATAAACGGACGGGTTATTTACAGCCCAAAGGGAAAAGCCGGGGAATATGCCGAGAACGCCGCCAACTTTTATGTTGGTTGTTCCAACAGATGCACGTATTTTTCTTTGCGCAAAGGGCGGGGCGCAAAAGTGTTGGGCGGCAATACCCCGGAATTGAAAAAGGCATTACGGGAATATCCATACGCATTGGATATATTTACGAATGAGTTGTTGAAGCATAAGGACGAATTGAAACAAACGGGGTTGTTCTTTTCATTCACGACCGACCCGTTATTGCCGGAAACGCAAAGGTTGACCCGTCAAGCAATCGGCGTTTGTCAACGCCACGGCGTCCCGGTAAAGGTATTGAGTAAATGCGCCGAGGGTATCAATATTTTAATCGACTTTGCCGAGGCGTCCGAGGGTTGGGATAAATCCCGCATTGCTATTGGTTCCACGTTGACCGGGTGCGATGAATTGGAGCCAAAAGCAAGCCCAAACCGGATGCGTATAAACGCATTGGCACGGGCAAAACGCCACGGGTTCCCGACCTTTGCAAGCGTTGAACCAATCCCCGTGGGAATGTTTGACCGGGCGTTTTCTGTAATTACTTTGTCGTACCCCTTTGTTGACTTGTTTAAGATTGGATTGCAAAGCGGTTGCAGATATACCAAGCGGGAAACATTGACGTTTTACAACGACGTGTTCGACTATTGGGAAGCGCACCCGGACAAAACGCCCCGAATATATTGGAAAGATAGTTTTGTAAAGACGTCCGGGATTGACCGGGAAGCATTGCCCGGTTATTGTGTCCCGGCTAATTATAATTTATTCGACAATGGCAGAACATGAAGTTATAGAAACAACGACCCGTAAAATATACGTTTATCCATGCGTTAAATGCGGTTGCGATGATATAGAAATATATAATTGCGGTTATAGTTCATTTAATTGTGCCGGGGGTAAATGTAAAAAATGCGGGCATAAAATCGAAACGGGCGCAAATTGGAACGCCAAAAATAGCGAGTTAATCAAAGCATGGAACCGGGGTAATAATCCCGACGTTTTGATTGAACAATTGGAAAAGGATAAACAAGCAATCGCCGAGGAAATAAAGCGTTTGCGAAAAATTAAAAGGAGGTTGCAAAATGCAGTATAACAACAAAGATTATAAACCGAAATTGCACGACCGTTGGCGTGCATTAACCGTTAAAAACCCGTATGCAACGCAGTTGGTAACGGCGGCGTATGAGGACAACGGGATTGTTTACGGCGAAAAATGTATTGAGGTACGAAGCAAAAACACGCCGTACCGGGGCGATTTAATGGTTTGTTCGTCCGCTAATCCGGTAATTGCCGGATATGAAAGCGGGGTAACGTTGGGGTTGGTTGAATTGTACGACGTTAAGCCCGTCGCCGAGTTTACCCCGGAAGATTGGGAGAATGCCCGCATACCGCCCGAAAAACGCAAATCCATTACAAAGGGGTTCGGTTGGATGATGCGGAACCCCCGCCGGGTTGTTGAGTTTCCAATTAAGGGGCAATTGGGTATCTATAATCTCGTATATACCAAAGGCGTAATAACCGAATACCCACGGGCGTTGGTAGTTGATAAACAGAGTTACGAATTATTAAACAGAAAAGGAAATGAGTAAAAAACAAGTTGGAATTATCCGCAACAATGGCGACGTACATACGGCGCAAATTGGGTTTCATATCGGACGGGTTGGCGTATCTGTTTACGTCCGGGAATATTGGAAATATAAGAGTTGGTTTATTATTCCCGGCGTGTCTGTGGATGCGGTCAACGGTTACGACCGTTACGTTGACATTGAGGCGAAAATATTGTTTGTCGGCATTGGCATACGGTTTATATGGATTAAAAGAAAGGTAAAACGATGAAAGCAAAGATTTTATTGTTATCTTTGGCAACGCTTTTGTTGGGGGCGTGTCAAAGCGAGAACGAACCAACGGAAACATTTTATTTACCACAAAAACCCGAGAGCATGGAAGAAAGAAACGAGTTTGTAACGAATACCACGGCGGCAATGATACAGATAAACGCCCCCCGGTATAATTGTGAGATTGTCGAAACCGCATTAGCGGGCGGCGATAGGGTACGAATTTGCGTAAAAGGCGCAAAGGAAGATTTGGACGCATTGTTTGAATATGTAAACGAAGCGGGCAAAGAATGAGAGTAAAGCAACCCGAACCGTTCGACCCAAACAGAGAATACCGCCCCGGCGAACGTTGCGTTTACCGGGGTATGGTATTGATTGCCGAGATATGGACGGCGGCGGATGCACGATTAGCCAACAACAACCCCGCAATATTTACGCAACGTTGCGTTCGCTGCAAAATCAAAAGGGAAGATTGCCCCGGAATTGGTAGGCAATGCGATAAATTCCATAGGAGCGACCGGAAAACGATTTATTGGCGTTTGTTGCGTATCGTCGGGGGATTTAAGGGCGTCGAAACATTGGAATTTAATTATAACGGAACAATTGCCGGGGTTAAGGTTGAAGCCGCCCCGGACAGTAATAACAAATGAATTTTTAGAGCGATGAACAAACAAGTATTAAGCCCCTTTGATTGCGATATGTGCGCAATGATTGAGGACATAACAAAACAAGAAATTGAGGTTACAGCGTCCGATACCTCAATACGTTTGAGTTGGGCGCAAAATGGAAGCGAGGGAAACGATAAAGCCGAGGGACAAAGGATTGAGGCGTTAAAACAGGCAATCCGGGGACGATTGGGCGACCGTCTTATTGAGTTCTTTTATGCCGATGGTAGGCAGTCGGTTTATATGAAGTACGACCCGGAGGAATATCCGGAGGAAATGCGCATCCGTTTAGTTGACCCGGACGCCACGGCGGGAACCCGGTATTGTCGCACCTTGTTAGAGGTTGACGCAATCCAATTTCGCCGGGACAACGTGAACGACGTTTTGAAATTTACCGGAGGCGGAACGGTTACGACGCCCCGCACCCCGGACGGCAAAGCAATGTTTTCTTTTCCCGATGGCAACGGCATATTCGTTGACGTGCCGGAAAGTTGGTACATTATCCGGGAATTGAACGGACGATTTACCGCCCGCCCGGAACGGGATTTTAAACGAGAATTTGAACCTAAAAACAATCCCGTCGAAAATACCCAAAAGGAACCCACAAACAAAGGTTGCGGCGATTGTTCCAATTTCATGTATGAGGACGTAAACGGGAACGGTTATTGTGAGACGTTCAAATCTGAACAAAGGTGCGGGAATTTACGTTGCCAAGAATATAAACCCAAAAAATAATAGAGCGATGAAAGAAAAAAGTTTTGCACAAGAATTGGCGGCATTGATTAACCGCCACGGTATCGACGCCAAAATGAATACGAACGATTGGATTTTAGCAGATGTTGCCATTGATGCGTTAAACGCATACGGGAAAGCCAACCAATTACGGGAAAAAATGGCAAACGCCCCGGAACCGGGGAAAGACGATTTCGATTGCCCGGCGTGTACATTGCGCCGAGCCTTACAAGGGAAAGCCCAACCCGGCGGGAAAGAATACAGAAAACCGGAGGCGTTCGACGTACCAAAAGAAGTGGAAGCAATGGCGGCGTTCTTTGCTGATATGTTCCCCGGTTCCGAAATACAAATCCAACGGGTCGATTTGAAAAAGAACCCCCGGAACAAATGCCGGGCAAAGAATAAACGGAAAGGAGGGCGACGCAATGAAAAATAAATGTTCGTCGGAAATTCCCAATATGCCGACCGAATGCGCCCCGGATAATCGACGCCCCGAAAAGATATGCGGAACGTGTCGATATTTTAACCCGGAATTTCCGGTAAATGGAAAGCCCGCCCCGGTATGTTTGGCAATAAAGGAAATGAAAGGGGGAACGGAATACAGCAGCCCCCGTGGAACGCAACATTATTTTCGTTGCTCAAATGGGAGATACGAAAACGGTATAGGACAATAGGCATAAAAGCCCCGGAAACAAAGCCGGGGTTTTGCCGTTTATATACATGAGATAACAAACGTTTGGCAATGCACCGGAAAAGCCGTAAATTTGCCCCGTGGTTGAAAGATAACCATTAAGACGATAAAAGTATTGAGTTAATAACAAAAGCCTCTTAAAATGGAAATTCCCCGCAAATAACTTGCAAACGAAAAACATTTAGTATCTTTGCAAAAAAAAGATATGGAAGTTTGGAAAGATATATCCGGTTTTGAGAATTACCAAATATCCAATTATGGTAATGTAAAAAGCCTCAATTATGGAAGAACTGGAAAAAGTAAGTTGCTAAAGCCAACAGTAAGCGGTAAGGGCTATTTGCAGGTAAGGTTATATAAGTCCGGCAAACTAACTGCATTAATGGTACATAGATTAGTTGCAATGGAATTTATTCCAAATCCAAATAATTGGAAACAAATAAATCATAAGGACGAAAACAAGTTTAATAATAATGCCAATAATTTGGAGTGGTGCGATAATCAGTATAATAATACATATAACGGCAAACATAATAAAATTGCTAAAGCTGTAATACAACGTTCAAAAGCCGGAAACGAAATTGCCCGGTATAAATCCATAAGGGAAGCGGAAAGAAAAACGGGAATAAAAAATATAACGATTACCCGATGTTGTAAAGGAGTATATAAAACGGCGGGCGGCTATGTATGGGAGTACAATTTGACAGCAAAGGAGATTTGACTATGAGAAAGAGAAAGAAGCCATTAGGCTATAATAAACGTTCCGAGGAACAACGAATTTACGACATTCGGTTTTGTTCCGATTTGTTTTTGCGTGGGTATTCGTACCGGGAAATTGCGGACGCATTGAACCGGGATTTGTCCGCGCGTGGAATGGGTTATACAATAACCTTTCAAATGGTTTATTACGATTTGCAACAATGCCTTATTGAGTGGAAACGGGAACGGTTGGATAATATCGACGAATACGTTACACAAGAATTGCGCAAATTGGATAAGATGGAGCAACAAGCATGGGAGGCGTGGGAGGCGTCGAAAACCGGAAAGATGCGCACCAAAGAGAGAACCAACAAAGGGCGACCAATCAAAACCGATGCCGAGGACGGCGACCCGGAATATTACGGGTACAATGAAACCGCAACCGAAACGTCCGCCGGGAACCCCCGGTTTTTGGATTTGCTTTTGAACATTCAGCAACGCAGGGCAAAGATGTTAGGGTTTGATGCACCCGTTAAAATTGAGATACCCGGATATAACGCCACGACCGACGACGATAAACCAAAGTACGATGTTAAGGCAATCCCGGACGATATGTTGTTTGCTTTGGCTGATAAATTGCAGTCCGCCGAATATCAAAAGGCATTGTTGGAGAAAGGAGGGGCGCAATAATGGCAAAGAGAATAACCGCACCCCGTCCGGGAACCAAGCAACCGGAATGGCAAACCGAGATTTGCGATACGTGCCGTTTTTCCGAATGGATAACGGACGACCATAGACACCGGGATTTAAACGGGAACCCGATTTGTTTACGTTGCCCGCATTATGAATTTTACATTGTCCGAGGTCGTCGGGCGTGTTCTAAATGGGAGAAAGGAGCAAAGCAATGAACAACGAACAATTATTGCAGGTGTACGACGCAATCCGGCAACAACCGGATTTGCTTGTTAAAGCCGCCGCCCGTAAACGCCTTATCAACTTTGCCCGGTATATGCAACCGGATTTAGTATTAGAGCCGTTCCACGTCGTTTATTATACGTTGTTGGATATGTTCGCACACGGCAAAATACGAAAGATGATTGTACAACAACCGCCCCAACATGGCAAATCGGAGGGGTCGAGCCGTAAATTACCCGCATTTATGTTGGGGTTAGACCCCGACCGCAAAATATGTATCGGTTCGTATGCGGCGACAATCGCACGGGATTTTAACCGGGACGTTCAACGAATAATCGACACGCCCCGGTATCGTGAATTATTCCCCGGCACGTACTTAAATGGGTCAAACGTCGTAACAATGGCTAATACCTATTTGCGCAATTCCGATGTTATCGAAATGGTAGGGCGTAAGGGGTCGTTGCGTGTCGTCGGTCGTGGCGGTTCGCTGACGTCTAAAACCGTGGACGTTTCGATATTGGACGACGTGTATAAGGATTACGCCGAGGGTAACAGCCCGATAGTACGGGCGGCGGCGTGGAAATGGTACACGACCGTTGTACGCACCCGTTTACACAACGATAGTCAAGAATTGATTGTATTCACCCGTTGGCACGACTACGATTTGATAGGGTGCATTGAAAAGAGCGGCGAAACGATTATTGATGTTAAGTGTTGGGCGGATTTAGAGAACGTAACGCCGGGGGCGTGGGTGCGCATAAATTTTGAGGGATTGAAAACCGGGGAACCGACCGAGATAGACCCACGGGAACCGGGGGAGGCATTATGGGAAAGCCGACACAGTAAGCAAAAGTTGGAAGCGCAAAAAGCATTAGACCCGGTACAATTTCAATGCCTCTATCAAGGCAACCCCGGTTCCGCCGAGGGTCGATTATATCAACCGTTCAAAACATGGGTTGAAAAATCCGATTACGGCACGTACATACGTTCCGGCGCATACATAGATGTTGCCGATGAGGGGGACGACCTTTTGTTTGCCGCCACGTATGACGTTTATAAATCGGACAACATGATTTTCAACGAGAAAACAAAGCGTATGGAACCGTTGTTATTTGCTTTAATTACGGATATGGAAATGACGGACGAAAATACGGACGTTACAACCGTAACCGTTCCGGCAATGATTAACAGGAACGGCACGCAAAAAGTATGGGTTGAGAGTAACAACGGCGGTGCGGGTTACGAAAAGGTTATTAAAAAGAAAATGCGGGCAATGACAGACCCGTTTTATCAAGGCGGCAATAAGGAAAGCCGGATAATTACGGCGTCCGCAATGGTAAATCAAAGTATTATTATGCCGTTCGGTTGGGAAACCCGGTACAAAGCGATTTACGACCATGTTACCACCTTTTTGCGCAATTTCGATGCGAACACGCACGACGACCCGGAGGACGGATTAACCGGGATTTACGAAAAAGAGATTGCCGACGGCAATATACAGCCATACGCACACGCCAACCGAGGCGTTAAACGTCGTAACTAACAATTTAATTGATATATGCAAGTTTATAACGGGAAAAGTTTATAACTTTGCAACGTAGAAGTAATACAGAGGGCAAAGGGACAGCCCAACGAGGTAACAAATGTAATTTTTAACGTTAAAATTTTAAGAGTATGATTACTTGTAAGTGTCCGGCGGCGGCTTCATTGCCCGATATTCCCGCCGTAAAATGCGCCGAAAGTTTCGGGCAAATCCAAAAGGTAGCGTTTCAGCGTCTAACCAAAGACGATGGAAGCAAAAACAGTTTTACGAACGAAAAGGCAATTACTTTGCTTGCTTCATGGACGTCGTTATTGTCGGCGGCTAATAGTACAAAGATTGTTGTTTCCCCGTATATCCAAGCCCCGACCAACGAAGCCGGAGCCGCCCGAACCTTTGGCGGCGGTAACGAAACATTGGGAGGCGTTGAGGAAATTATAGGGCGTGAACCTAACCCGTTCACGGGCGTAATGCGTAAAATCCCCCAATCAGTAATTAAGGCGATGAAAGAATTGCAATGCGAAAGTTGGGCGGATAATTTGGGCGTCTATTTGTTTGACGAAAACGGAAGTATTGAAGCCATACAAGACGAAACGACCCCGACAACGTATTATCCTATTCCAATTCGTTCTTTGTTCATTGGGGACAAAACGCACGGCGGATTAGAAGCCCCGGACAGCAACGCAATACAATGGACGTTTTTGCCGAACTATTCGGACAACCTCACAATTATTGCCCCGAATTTCAACCCGCTAACCGATTTGAAACCCGCAAACGTAGGAGGTTGACGATATGGCGGCAAAGGTTACAAAGGTTAAATTAGTTTGTCCGCCGCATGGTTTGACCGAAGAATTTGAGATTAAGCACGCCGAACGGTTGTTGCGGATGCCAAACAACGGCGGTTGGCAGTTACCTAAAGACAGCGATTTTAAATTTACCAACGACAATGGGATTGAGTATAGACGAAATAAAAAAACGGATAACGGAGCCGAAAAAGCGTAAGGCGATAAACAAAGCCATTTATCATCAACAACGCATTAATTTTCACGCCCGTACCCGCATTACGTCGTTTGACATTTGCCAACCGATTACGGACTTTATGGCATTTGTTTCTAACCTATTGCCGCATGATAAGTTTAAGATGTTCAAAACATTGTTCCGTTACCCCGTTAAGACAAACGAGGTAACGGGCGTTTGTTTTGATAAGTTGAGCCGGATTTTTGACGGTCGTAACCCGGCGTTCAATTATCAGTTCCAAAACCCGGAACAAAGGGACGATTGGGAGTATTACCGCCAAGACGTATTACACGAACCGGAAATTTGGAGTACAAAAGGATGGGAGTTTTTCCAAACCGAAATAAATAGCGTTCTTATTGTCGATATGCCGAGCGAACAAAACCCCGCCGACAAATACCCGCAACCGTATTTCTATTGGTTGCCTATTGCGTCCGTGATTGATTACAGAGCCAACCCGACGACGGGGGTAATGGATTATATCATTTTTAGGCAGGATGGGGAACGTATCGCAGTAATTGACGACGAACGTTATAGAGTATTCAGAGAGGACAAAAACCACAATATCGGCGAATTGCTGATTGATAACCCGCACGACGTCGGTTATTGTCCCGCCCGTTTCTTTTGGAACGAACCGTTAAGTTTATCGGAATCCGACGTTAAGCAATCCCCGCTAACCAAACAATTGGAGGCGTTGGATTGGTTTTTGTTTTACCATATCAGTAAACGACATTTAGACTTATACGGCGCATATCCGATTTATTCCGGGTATGAACAAAGTTGCGATTTCAGTAACGGCGAAAATGGCGATTATTGCGACGGTGGGTTTTTGAAAGACAAACAAGGGTTTTATAAATTGGATGCCGCCGGGCTTTTGATGCGTTGCCCCAAATGCGGGGATAGTCGCATTAATGGCGTTGGTTCGTTCGTGGAAATACCAATACCGGACGGGGATAAACAACCCGATTTGCGTAACCCGGTGCAAATGTTGACCGTTGACCGTGGGAGTTTGGATTATAACGTTGAGGAAGAAAACCGCCTAAAGAATGACATTATTACGTCGGTTGTTGGAACCAACGAGGAAATAACCACACGGGACGCATTGAACGAGCAACAAATACAAGCGAATTTTGAGAGCCAAAGCACGGTATTAAACCGGGTAAAGAAAGGATTTGAAGCGGCGCAACAATTCGTCGATGAAACCGTTTGCCGTTTGAGGTATGGCGGTTTGTTCGTTTCTGCAAAAGTCAATTACGGCACGGAGTTTTATTTATCCAACGCAACCGAGTTACGGGAACGTTACAAGGTGGCAAAGGAAAGCGGCGCAAGCGAGGCGGAATTAGACGCCCTACAAAACCAAATTATCGAAACGGAATACCGGAACAACCCAACCCAATTGCAACGTATGTTGACGTTGGCGGAATTGGAACCGTACCGACATTTGACCCGTAACGAGGTATTGGATTTGTACGACAAACAGATTATCAGCGAAAACGATATGCGTATAAAGTTGAATTTTGCTAACTTTGTACGCAGATTTGAACGTGAATATTTGAACGTATTGGAGTTTGGGTATAATATGCCGTTCAACTCTAAGATAAATTTTATAACAAATAAATTTAACGATTACGCAAATGAACACAGTGTTAAGTAGTGAGATTTGGCAGGATATACAAGGATATTCCGGTATATACCAAGTTAGCACATTAGGGCGCATTCGTAGTTTGAAAAAAGGGAAAATCAAACTATTAAAACCTTATATCAATAATATGGGTTATGCCGTTTTATCATTATACGCCAATCATAAACAAAAAACATATCATGTTCATAAATTAGTCGCTGATACATTTTTAGTTAGAATTGACGGCAAAAATTATATAGACCATATCAACGGCATTAAAACAGATAATAGAATTGATAATTTGCGTTGGTATTACGGGAATTGCATATCAAAATATACGTGCATGTTGTATTGGTAAGTATAAAACAGCCGGAAAGTATATTTGGAAGTTTAACAAATAAAATTAAAGTTATGCGAGTGAAAGTAAGCGAGGGCAAAACTAAAGACGTTGCGATTATCGACGTTACGCCCGAAAACTACATTGTCCCGGACAATGAGAAACATTTGTATCATTGCGTTATCGAAATTAAGAAATTCGACAGCGAAACGGGCAAACGGTTATCAATTCCCCGTATTCAGAAGTTCGGCAAAAAGGGTTATGAAAATAGCATTGCCGACAATTTGAAAAAACAGGGTTACACGATTACCGTATTGCACGACCCCAACGAGTACATGAAAGCGAAAGCCGAGGCGGACGAAAAGGCAAAGGCAGAGAAAGCCAAAGCCGCCGAGGAAAAAGCCAAAGCCGATGCCAAAGCAAAAGCCGAGGCGGACGCCAAAGCCCGTGCCGAGGAAAAGGCAGCGTTGAAAGCCGAGATTTTGGCAGAATTGAAAGCGGCGGGAGTTATCCCGGCGGAACCCGCCAAAGAAACCAAAGCCGATGCAAAGGCAAAGGCAGAAGCCGAGGACAAACCCGGAGCGAAAAAGTAACAGAGTATTAAACCATTAAAAATACGATTATGGCACAGATTGCACAGCAGGACAATTTGGTTATTGAAGTAACAACAACCGCCGCCGCATTGGATGGCGCCACAAAGAAAAAGTTGATTGAATGTATTGAGGGCGGAACAATTACCGACGTCATTTTGGTAACAAAAGAGGTTGAAAAGAAAATCAGCCATGCACGTGTTGTTAGTTGGTTGGTTGACACAACCGGGGATTCGCCAAAATACACAATTGATATTATTGACGCAAACAGCGGAGAAATAAAAGCAATCGCACTTAATTAATTCAAAGGGAAAGAATTATGTTAACGAGAGAAATTTTAATTGCAAATGCGGCTTTGTCCGGTTTGACGGACGAACAAATTGCGGCAATTACAACATTGTCCGCCAACGACGAAAATAGCGTTATCGCCAAAAAGACGGGCGAAATTTACGGCGGATTGGATGCCGATATTTTGGCGGCGTCCGGTATCGCAAAGAACGGAACCGAAAAAACGTTTGATTACGCCAAACGAGTATTAACCGAGTTCAAAACCAAAGTTGAGGGCGCAAACGGTCTGCAATCACAGATTGACAGCCTAACCAAAGAAAAGGCACGTTTGGAAAAAGCCATTGCCGACGGTGCGACGGATGCGGAAACCGCAAAGGCATTGAAGCAAGCAAAGGCAGATTTGCAAAGCGTTACGACCCAATACAACGACCTAAAAAGCAAATACGATGAAGCCGAACAAACCCACACAAAGGAAGTGTTTGGCATTCGTGTTGAAACGGCATTGCAGACAGCAGCCGCTGGGTTGAAGTTTAAGGCAGGATTGCCGGAAAGCGCAACAAAGGTTTTGTTGGGTCAAGCAATCGAAAAAATTAAGGGTATGAACCCGGAGCTTATCGACGATGGCAAAGGCGGCAAAATGTTAGCGTTTAAGGACGAAAACGGCGCAATCATGCGCAACCCGAACAATCAGTTGAACCCGTACACCCCCGGCGACCTTTTGACCCGTGAATTGGAAACAATGGGTATTTTGGATAAAGGACGCCAAGCGGCGGGCGGCGGAACCACTCCCCCGGCGGGCGGCGGTGCGGGCGGTAATGTTACCGTTGATATATCCGGCGCAAAAACGAGGGTTGAGGCATACGACGCAATCGCAAGCACTTTGCAACAACAAGGTTTGCAGATTGGAACGGCTGAATTTGACGCCGGAATGAAACAGGCATGGCAGGATAACAATATTGCCGCATTGCCGGAAAGGTAAAAGACAACACGGGTAAAGGGTAAACCCGCATTTATAAACAATTAAATTTTTAAACGTATGAGTTTAATAGCAACGAGAGTACAAAATTGGCGGATAGAGAACCCGGAGTTAGACCGTAATATGTTCCGCCCGTGTGAGTACGGCGCATTGGATTTCTTTATTGAGCAAACCAACGCCCCCAACTCAATCATTAGCCCTAATTTGAGAGATAGGGCGTTAGTAAGTATCGGCAACACGGTACAAGTACCGGTTATCAATTATGACGAAAACGTACAAGTTAGCAACGTGCGTTCATGCGTTATTGCTGATAATGAAAATACGTCCGCATTGGTAACGCTTGTTTGGGCGACTTATGCAATCGGGTTTACAATGGTTCCGGCGGCATACTCAAACAATGAGATTTCGTACCAACACGATTTTATGCGTAAAATGGAGAAAACAACCCGTGCGTTGGCGGATGCTTTGGATAAAGGAGCCGTTGCCGCATTGGAAGCGAACAAAACGCAGTTTTTCAAAAATTTGCTCAACTACACGCTGGCCGGAAACGCGGTACAAGTTCCAACCCAAATGGCAACCGAGATTTTGGGCGACATTAACCCAATCATGCGGGCGAATTGTTACCCGGAATATATCCACCTTATCGCAAATGCGGGGGTTGATAGCCTAATACGCAAGTTGGCGCAACATGGCGTTTACAACGACGTTAATAAGCGCATGGAATACGACAACAAAGTATTGCATTATACTAACAACGTAACAGACGAAGCGGGTAAAATGGGAACAATGTTTGCCGTTGCCGATGGAAACGTTGGTATCTTAACCCGTGTTGACCGTGAGGCATACCGCCGCACCCGTGCGAATTTCCACGAATGGGACATTGTACGATTGCCGTACATTGATTTGCCCGTTGGTTCGCATTATTATACCGCCGTGGGCGACCAATCGGCGATTATGGGCGACGCAACCGCCGATTTGACGTGTGCCGTTAAGGAGTATTTCGGATTTAGCGTTGATGTTGCCTACATGGTAGCACATAACAGCAAGACGGACACCGTGGCAAATCCGATTATCAAAGCCGAGATTGCAGCACGCAATCCGAACGAACCGTTAGGAATGCCCGTATATGTAACCAACGCCGGGGAATTTCCCGCCGGGGGTGCAGGCGCATAAGCTGGAAAATGGAATAATTATTTAACCGAGGGGACGGGGTGGTTATCCCCGCCCCCTTATTTATTTCAAACGCAGATGTATCGATTAAAAGAAATACAGGACGCATTATTGCACGTCGTCGGGTGGGAACAATCATACGACCCGGCAAAGGCGATAGACGACAATTTAACGCAGACGGAAAGCGGTTTGACGTTTCAAGGTGCGCACCCCCTTGTTACTTTGGATAATGTCCGGGCAATCGTCCCGGATGATTTCGTTTTTCAATATCCGGTTTGGAATATGATAAGGGAATACAAAGCCGGGGCAAAGGTTCG